CAGGCAACCCAGGGTTTCATCAGAGACCCAGACGCTTGTTCAGCTTCTGAACAGTTGTCTTCCATGAGGTACTAGACTTGATTTGTAAACTAATGTTACCATTAGTTACAGAATAAAGGTTAGTACCCATTATCTCATACCATCTCAGAAATTCTGGGAGGTACTGGATAATGAAACTATAAGATCTCTTGTCGAGATCTGCACTCTCAACTATTTTATAGTTTGTGAGTGAAGTCCCAGTCTTAGGACAGAATTGATTCTGCCTTTGAATGAGACTGTTATAGCTCATCACGAAAGATGTGTCCTTCTTTTGAGGGTATTCTATGAGGAAAGAAGCGATTCTTTCTTCTAGTGGTATCCCCTTTGGATTAAATCCTAGACCTCCTAAGAAGTCTGGGACCGACCAAAGAACCTTTGCAATTTTTCGTTGCATAGGCCTAAGAAGGGCAAGTGCTCCTTCTCCTGTATTTCTAACAAAGTCCAAGAAGGAATTGTCAGATATAACTCTCCACTTAAACTGATGGGTTATCCCATCAACAGTGTAGAGCTTTCCACCAAACTCCGCAAGGAGTGAGGAAGAAACTGACTTTGAGTCAGATATCGGACACCCAAACTCGTTCAATGTTTGGATATACAGAGAGTGAAGCTGATCGTCAAGGATAACTACATCATCACCGAGAACAAAAAAAGCATTCCCATGCTTAAAATTGTTCAAGATGAAGAGTAGTAGACCATGAGCAAGAGCGAAAGATGCAAAAGAAGGATATAATCCAAGAGGTTGGCCTTTTGACCAACTTATGGTAGTATCCCCATAATGCCATCTGCCTCTAGATAAATCTTTAAAAAGATTTACATGAGACTGATCTATAACCAACTCTTTTAACAACCGAAGTTGAAAATCGAGTGGGAAATAGTCTGTAGCTCCTGTTAGATCAACAGAGTGTACTGTAGAGCCGGACCTAAGATGCGATATAATCGCTTCTTTTGGTTTAAGCTGATTGTAAGTACAATCCCAAGGAAGTTCCTTGAGAATGTTATACAAACAGTCGCCGAGGGGTTGAAGTGCTGCTTGATAAACCCGTGAGGGGTTAGCAACAGCTCTCAATTTGTACCCAGGTTCTTGGATAAGACCAATCCTACCAACAGTTCCTTCTACAATAGTGTAGAAGGGCTTGTTAGTTTGTGTTGGTGCAGACCAATTACGTGGAGTACGATCTACTTCAATGCCCTTAACTACAGGTCGAAAGAGATTAGGGTATTTCTGAAACATAGATATCCCAAAATGGGTATCTGTGAGAAATGATACTTGTGAGAACAAGTAATCACTCTCAGGTTCAGATCTACCATAGATCGTAGGAACGTTCTTAACCGATGAAATCGGATAGAACGTCAACGGTCTAGGATCAGGGAGAATATTCCCCTTGATTCCTAACTCTTTCACAGCTCTGGAGATCAAATGGTCCCAAGACGAAGGGAGTTTGTATTCCGGTGAGTTAACCCCAGAAAGGAATTTAAATTCCTGACTAGGTGTAACTGAAGAGGAAACAAAAGATGTGTAAACCTGAAGAAAACGAATGGTCTGAGACCATCGCTTCTTAGAATTACACCATCTCTGAAGACCTCCGATAGAACCATAAAATCTGGTTCCATCCCGGCGTACAAAAACGGAACATGGATCAAGGCCTGCTTTAATCCTGATAAAATCAAGTTTAATAGCTTTAAGCCTTGAAACAGTCCATTCCTCTCCTGAGGCTTCTTTCCACTTTTCTACATCGCGTAGGAAAGGGATTGAAATCTCATGAGGAATCCCAAAAGCATCTGAGTACTTAGACAAACCCTGGATGGTTGTAACCATAGCAACACCCTTCGGTGATTGTTAAGGAACAATCAATTCTCTCAAAAGAGATGAATTGAAACCATTTTGGGTTCGACAAGAACTCAAAAGGAGCCGCTCACTACAGGAGGTAATGAAAGAAGACCAGGTTAATCCTTACGGAAGAAACCTTTCTTAGCTACTTTATCAAAAGCGTCTAAACGCTTATGTAGAATAGCTATGGTCTCCTTCAAGTGACAGTTCTCTTGAGACAGTTGATCATAAGAGAGTAAAGAAGTGTCTTCTTTATTTCTCATACGGTCAAATGTGTCCTTACAGCCTTTCTCATAAGACTCATGTTGGATAGTAGCTATTGAAGCCCAAGGGCGAGTAGCATCTAGGCCAAGAAGAGGCATTATGTTTATGGCTAGTAATTGGGTTTGTTGTTCGATAGAGATGATATAAATATCACCTTTATTGAATTTACCCTCAAGAAACTTGCTTGCCTTAATCAAAGGATTGACTGAGGCAGACCACATAGATAGATAGTCAACAATCTGTGACAGATTAGTTGAAATATTTTCTCTAATGTGATCAGCAAGCAATGTCATCATTATCTCCGTCGTGGTGAG